ATGTGGCACTTATTCCGCTGAGCATCCAGCCGGGCGTGTACCGCAACGGCACCGAGTACCAGAGCCGCGGGCGCTGGCGTGACGCCAGCCTCGTGCGCTGGTACGAGAACACCATGCGCCCCGTGGGCGGCTGGCGCAAGCGCGCCTCCGGGCAGGTCACGGGCAAGTGCCGCGGCCTCCTGGCGTGGCGCTCGAACGCCAACGCGCGATGGATCGGCATCGGGACGCACTCGAAGCTGTACGCCATGAACGAGGCCGGGACCCTGACCGACATCACCCCGGCGGGCTTCACGGCCGGCAACGCCGACGCGGTGCTGAACCTTGGGTATGGCGGCGGCCCCTACGGGCTCTTCTCCTACGGCACCCCGCGCCCAGACACGGGCACGGTGACGCCGGCCACGACCTGGACGCTCGACAACTGGGGCGAGTTCTTGCTGGCGTGCAGCAACGCCGACGGCAAAATCTACGAATGGGACCTCAACACCGCGAACGACGGCGTGGCGCTCGCCAACGCGCCGGTCAGCAATAAGGCCGTGCTCGTGACGGCCGAGCGGTTCGTGTTCGCCCTCGGCGCCGGCGGCAACGCGCGAAAGGTGGCCTGGTCCGACCAGGAAGACAACACCATGTGGACCCCGGCCATCACGAACCAGGCCGGGGACTTTGAGCTCGAGACGGTGGGCTCCATCGTCACCGCCAAGCGCCTACGCGGCGTGAACTTAATCTTCACCGACGTGGACGTCCACACGGCCCAGTATCAGGGGCCGCCGTACACGTACGGCTTCGAGCGCATCGCCACCGGCTGCGGCCTCATCGGCGCCCAGGCCGTGGCGGCGGTGGAGTCGGTCGCCTATTGGTGGTCGCCCTCCGGCTTCTTCATGTACGACGGCTTCGTGCGCCCGCTCAAGTGCGACGTGCTCGACTATGTGGTGAACAACCTCTCGCAGACCCAGCGCTCAAAGGTGTACGCCGTCGCCAACAACCAATTCGGCGAGGTCTGGTGGCTCTACCCGAGCACCTCAAACAGCGAGTGCGACTCGTATGTGTCGTACAATTACCGCGAGGGGCATTGGTCCATCGGCACCCTGGCGCGCACCGCCGGCACCGACCGCGGCGTCTTCAGCTACCCGCTGATGGTCTCGCCGGACGGCTATGTCTACGAGCACGAGGTCGGCGTCACCTACGACGGCACGGCGCCGTATGCGCGCTCTGGCGCCATTGAGCTGGGCGGCGGCGAGCGGCTGATGGTGGCCCGGCAGGTTATCGCCGACGAGAACGCGATGGGGGCGGTGTCGCTGCAGTTCATCACCAAGTTCGCGCCGAATGGCTCGGAGACGACCAAGAGCTACACCATCGACTCCATCTACACCCCGGTGCGATTCACCGGGCGGCAGGTTGAGATGCAGATCACGGGCGCGTCTCCGGCCACGGACTGGCGCGTCGGCACGATGCGGCTTGATGCCGTGGCGGGGGGAGAGCGATGAAAGAGGTCGAGGGCATCGAGCACATCGCGCCATTCCGCGAGCCTATTGAGCGCGCGCTCGCCGAGGGCTACGGCCAGATGGGCTACCACGACGTGCTCGACGGGATTGCGCGCGGCGAGTACCAGTTCTGGGCCTCGAATGATTCGTGCGTGGTGACGACCGTTGACATCTTTCCGCGCATCAAGCAGCTCACCGTCATCATCGGCGCGGGCGACCTGCGCGAGATTGATGATGTGATACGCCCGGTCATCGAGGCCTGGGCTCGCAGCATCGGCTGCGACACTATGCTGATAATGGGACGCCCCGGCTGGCAGCGGGCGCTTGAGGGCTACAGACGCACCGCGGTGGTGCTAGAGAAGAAACTATGAGCAAGATTTTTTCGTCCAAGAAGAAGGAAGTCTCCAAGACGGAGATCGACCCGAGGATCTACGACAGCGTGCTGCGGAACCTGCAGTTCGCCGAGGAGGTCTCGGCCATTCCTTATGAGCCCTACCGCGGGATGATGGTCGCGCCGTTCACGCGCGACTACATGGAGGGAGAGGCAGCGACGCGCCGCATCGCGCGCGAGGGCGGCTTCGTCCCCGAGGTGGAGGCCGCCGCGCGCAGCGCGCAGGCGCTGATGGGCTTCCAGCCCGAGCGCATCAGCGCCGGCCAGATCGGGACCCAGTTCGGCGCGCGCGACATCGGCGCGTCGCTCGCGGGTGGCCCGGAGCGGGTCGCGGCGGGCGCCATCGGGACCACCTTCGGCGCGGCGCCCATCGGCGCGGAGCGCGTCGGTGCAGCGCTTGGCCGTGGCCCGGTCACGGTCGGTGCGGAGCGCCTCGGGACCACGTTTTCGCCCGAGCGCATCGCCGCGCGCGACATAGGCGCGTCGCTTGCGGGCGGCTTGCCGCAAGTCGCCGCTGGTCGCGTCGGCACGACCTTCTCACCGGAGCGCATCGCCGCGGAACGTGTCGGTGCGTCGCTTGGCGGCGGGCCGCGTATGGTCAGCGCCGGTCGCGTCGGTGCGCAGTTTGCGCCCGAGCGTGTGGCTGCGGGTCAGCTCGGGACCACCTTCGCCGCGCGCGAGATCGGCGGGCCGGGCGCAGCGCCCACGGCCGCCGCCGCCTCAGTGCTGGGGCGCGACATCGGCGCCTACATGAATCCCTACGAGCAGCAGGTCATCGAGGCCGGGCTCGGCGACATCAGCCGCGCCGAGGAGCGGGCTCGCGGCGGGCGCTCGGCCCGCGCCACCGCCGCCCGCGCCTTCGGCGGCTCGCGCGCGGCTATCGAGGAGGGCATCGCCGCCGGCGAGGCCGCCCGCGAGCGTAACCGCTTCGTGGCAGAGCAGCGCGCGCAGGGCTTCCGCGAGGCAGCGGCGATGCGCGAGGCCGACGTCGGCCGGCAGCAGCAGGCCGGGCTCGCCAACCAGGCGGCGGCGCAGCAGGTGATGGAGCTCGCCCAGCGCGGGCAGATCACGAACCAGCAGCGCGACCTCGAACTCTCGCGGCTCGGGCTCACGGCGGGACAAGCAAACATCGACGCGCAGATGCGCGCCGCGCTCGCCAACCAGCAGGCGCAGCAGGAGGCGCAGCGCCTCGGCCTCACGGCCGAGCAGGCGAACGTACAGGCGGCGCTTGAGGCAGATCGTGCCAACCAGGCCGCGGTCGAGAACTACCAGCGCATGGGCTTGTCGGCCGAGGAGGCCAACCAGAGGGCGATGGCCGACGCGGCCGCGCGCAACCAGCAGGCGGCGCTCGACGCTCAGCGGCTTGGGCTCACGGCCGAGACGACCAACGTGCAGACTGCCATCGAGGCGCAGCGCGCCAACCAAGCCGCGGCACAGCAGTACATGCAGATGGGGCTCTCCGCCGAGGAGGCGAACCAGCGCGCGCAGATGGACGCGGCGACGCGCAACCAAGCTGCCGCGCAGGAGGCGCAGCGTCTTGGGCTCACCGCCGGGCAGTTCAACGTCGAGCAGCAGATGCGCGCGGGGCTCGCCAACCAGCAGGCCGTGCAGGACTATATGCGGATGGGGCTCTCGGCAGAGCAGGCCAACCAACAGGCCGCACTCGACGCCGCCGGGCGCAACCAGCAGGCCGCGCTCGAGGCGCAGCGGATGGGCAGCTCCGCGCAGCAGTTCAACGTGCAACAGCAGCAGGCGGCGGCACTCGCCAACCAGCAGGCCGTGCAGCAGTACATGCAGATGGGTCTGTCTGCCGAGCAGGCGAATCAGGCCGCCACGCTTGATGCGCAGCGGATGGGCTCGACCGCGCAGCAGTTCAATGTGCAGACTGGCATGGAGGCAGCGCGCGCTAACCAGGCCGCTGGCTTGCAGGGCGCGCAGTTCCAGCTCGGCGCCGGGCGGCAGCTTGCCGACCTCGGCCAGACGGCGCTGCAGAACCGCTACGGCGCTGGCGCGGCGATGATGGGCCTCGGCACGCAGCAGCAGCAGCTCTACCAGCAGTTCCTCAACGCGCAGCGCGAAGAGGACCTCCGCCGGCAGGAGTTCCCGCTGCGGCAGCTCGCGATCCGGCAGGGCGCGGTGTCGGCGTCGCCGTACAACGTGACCCAGACCGGGACCGTGACCGGGCGGCCGTCCTACTGGGACATGGCCTCGAGGGCCGCCGGCGCGTTTTTCCCGACCGGTTCCGACGAGGACATGAAGCGCAACATCGGCGGCATCAAGAACCCGCTCGACAAGGTGCGCCGCCTCAAGGGCATCGAGTTCGAGTGGGAGGACGGCTACGGCGAGAACGAGGGCGAGGACAGGGGCGGCGAGGAGGACATGGGCATGTCGGCCCAGTCCGTCGAGCGCGCCATGCCCGAGGCCGTCTCGCGGCGCGAGTCGGACGACATGCGCCAGTATGAT